ATCAACATGTGGACGATTGACGAGGGGTACATCAACCTTATCCAAGGAGTGTCTACTTACACACTGCCGGAAGATACGATTGACCTTCTTGACCACGTGATTCGTACTGGACAAGGTGATCCAGCAACGCAATTTGACTTGACAATTTCTCGGATTAGTGTTTCAACCTACGCTAGTATCCCTAACAAGATAACCCAAGCTCGCCCGATTCAAGTTTGGGTGCAACGGTTGCAACCTGCTCCTCAGATTACTGTGTGGCCTGTGCCAAATCAAGGTACTGCGGATGATCCGTACTATATTTTCCATTACTGGAGAATGCGTAGGATTCAGGACGCGGGCACGGGTGCTAACACCCCAGACATCAACTTCAGGTTTTTACCTTGCTTGGTAGCAGGATTGGCGTACTATATCGCCATGAAAGTGCCGGAACTGATGGATCGATTGCCGATGCTAAAGCAAGCATACGATGAACAGTTTGACCTTGCCGCCGGTGAGGATAGGGAAAAAGCTCCAGTTCGGTTCGTCCCGAGGGCGTTTCGCGCTGGTAGGGGGTAATTGTGGGTAACCGCTTTGCCGCTGGCTATAAGGCGATTGCCGAATGTGATGTATGTGCATTTAGGTATAAACTACACCAGCTTCGTAAGCTGATTATCAAGACCAAGGTTACAGATATTAAGGCGTGCCCAACGTGTTGGGTGCCAGATCAACCACAGTTACAATTAGGGATGTTCCCGGTAGACGATCCGCAAGCCTTGCGTAGTCCTCGCCCAGACTTATCCCTAAATAGGAATAGTAAAGGGTCACGGGATATTCAGTGGGGTTGGGCACCGGTTGGTGGGGGTAGAGGGTTTGATGATCCGTTAACTCCAAACAACTTAGTTGCAACGACATACGTTGGTACGGTAACGGTTACGACATCATAGGAGTCCATAATGGACAAATCAGATTTGGCCCAAGACAAGGCGATGATCAAAAAAGCCTTCAAACAACATGACGCCCAAGAGCACAAGGGTGGCAAAGGCACGGCCCTGAAACTCAAAAAGGGTGGCCCAACGTCGGCTGATCGTGCTAAGTACGGAAAGAATATGTCTCGCGCCATGAACCAGCGCGGTAGCGCACGGGGGAAGTGATGGCTACATATAGCATGAAGAAAGGCGGTAAGGAAGTTGGTCCTGCTTCTACATACGCCGAGCCACATACCATGGCCGGTGCGGACATGAACATTGACGCTGTGGTAAAAGCCAAAAACGCGAAAGATGGCGTTGCCGAACTCAATATGAGCCTAAGCAACTACACGAGCAAGCCTTACGCTGAAACCAAGACTTCCGGTATCAAGATTCGTGGGACTGGCGCTGCTACTAAAGGCACGATGGCGCGGGGTCCGATGGCATGAACTACACCGAGTTGTGTGCCAATATTCAGAGCATCACGGAGAATACGTTCTCCGCTACTGAGTTGGCTATGTTCACGCAGCAAGCGGAACAGAAAATATACAACACGGTTCAGGTTGCCAATCTTCGTAAAAACGTAACTGGCGTCACAAGTCCGGCCAACAAGTACTTGGCTTGCCCGGAAGATTTCCTGTCGTCTTACTCTCTAGCGGTTATTAACACAACGGGCGAATACACGTTCCTGCTAAACAAAGACGTAAACTTCATCCGCGAAGCGTATCCCACGCCCACAAGCACGGGGTTACCCAAGTACTACGCTATTTTTGGACCACTCTCAAGTAACGTAAACGAGCTTTCGTTTTTGCTTGGGCCAACTCCTGATGCAGTCTACACAATGGAACTGCATTACTTCTACTACCCGCCTTCGATTGTTACTGCCGGTACATCTTGGCTTGGGGATAACTTCGATTCCGCTCTGCTTAACGGCGCGTTGATTGAAGCAATCCGCTTTATGAAAGGCGAAGCAGATATCATCCAGAACTACGAGAAGCTGTATCTTCAGTCGATTCAGTTGCTCAAGCAGTTGGGTGACGGTAAGCAGCGTCAAGATGCGTACCGTGATGGTCAGTTTAGACAGACGGTGACCTGATGTCTATCATCCAGACGCAAACGACGAGCTTCAAAGCAGAGCTATATCAGGCGATTCACAACCTGACGACTGACACTTTGAAGATCGCGTTGTACACAAATAGTGCTACGCTTAATGAAGCTACGACCGTGTATACGGCTACTGGTGAGATCACAGGTACTGGGTATACGGCTGGTGGAGCAACCATCACTGGGGTGACGGTCAACTCTTCTGGATACACGGCTTACGTTAGCTTTGATAATCCTAGCTGGTCTTCCGCTTCGTTTACAACTCGCGCAGCCCTGATCTATAATTCCAGCAAAGCAAACCGCTCTATTGCCGTGCTGGATTTCGGGGCGGATAAGACAGTTTCTGGTAATACCTTCACAATCACGCTTCCAACTAATAACGCAGCAGATGCGTTGATCCGGTCATCTAATTGAGGCAAGGATGTTAGTTAATACAATTCACGGTGAGATGGACGACTCCCTTCTGGAGAAAAAGGAAGGTTTGGTAGATAATGAGATCGAACTGACTACATGGGTTGAATACTGGCTTGATGATGAGTTGGTCCATCGTTCTGCCCACGTTACCCTCAAAACCTCACCGTTCACTCAGCTTGAAGCTGCGGCAATAGGATAAGTCATGGCAAATACCCAGTCTCTATGCACATCGTTCCTTGGGGAATTGATGACTGCAACACACAACTTTGGGGCTTCGCCTATTCGTGCGGCGTCCACTGCGGATACGTTTAAAGGTGCGTTGTACCTAACAACCGCGACTATCAACGCTGGGACCACTGCCTACACAGCAACGGGCGAAGTCACCGGTACTAACTACACGGCTGGTGGTGTTGTGGTTACTAACGCCACGGCACCGGCATCAGCTAATTCATCTGCCACTGCTGGTGCTGCGTACTGGACTCCTTCGGCGTCTATTGTTTATACAAACGTCACCCTAAGCACGGCGTTTGATACGGTGCTGGTCTATAACTCAAGCCAGAGCAACAAGGCGGTATCGGTCCATACGTTTAGTTCACAGACAATCACCGCTGGTAACTTTGCTTTGACGATGCCGGTAAACAGTTCTAGTACGGCTTTGATTCGACTCTCTACGACGTAAGGTGGCGTGTGGCAGGCTGGGGCGCAAGCACTTGGAGTAGTGGGTACTGGGGCGGCGTCGAAGACGTTCTTGTTGCCATTACTGGCGCAAACGCTTCTGGCGCTGCGGGGAATGCTGCTCTTACATTTAGCCAAGCAATTACTGGTGTATCGGCAACAGGTAGCGTAGGAACTGAAAGTCCGGGTAGAGCAGCGACGGCAACGGGGGCATCAGCATCTGGCAGAGCGGGGACTATGGTCCCTACAAGGTTTCTTGCAATTACTGGTAACTCGGCATCTGGAGCGGCTGGCACATTTGGATACTATTACTGGACTACTATCAATGATGTTCAGACCCCAAACTGGACCGTGATTACGACCTTCTAAGGACTTGAAATGGCAACTTCGTATACCTCGCTTCTAGGGCTTGCCCTTCCCGTTACGGGGGAGTTGTCAGGTACTTGGGGCGATACCGTCAACAACTACATCTCTACCTATATTGATGCGGCGGTTGCTGGTACTCAAACAATCACGACTGACACGACGCTTACCAAGACTACCGGTGCAAGCCTAAGCTCTACGTCATCTCAGTACATGGTGCTGCTGTGCAGCCCCGCGTCGGCAAACATTACGGTCACTGCCCCCGCAGCAAGTAAGACCTACGTTGTTATCAATACGTCAGCGACGTACACAGTAACAGTTAGAGGTGCTGGCCCTACAACCGGCGTAGTGGTTCCGACATCAGGCAAAGCTATCCTTGCGTGGAATGGCTCTGACTTTGTGAACGTGGGTGGCGGAGTTGGCACTTCAACGACCGGACAGGCATTGGTTAATAGCAGCGGTGCTATTGCTGGCGTTTCTCCCGGCACAGTGGGTAACGTACTAACGTCCAACGGTAGTGCTTGGGTATCTTCAGCGGCTGCGGCTTCTGGTGTATCTCAGGCAAAAGCTACAATGATTTCTCTAGTCTTCGGCGCAATTTAAGGACCCGTCATGGCAAACCCAAATCTTCTTGCCGCAACGACGGCAACCGGCACCACCACTTACTACACACCTACTGGAACCACAGCGGTTGTGTTGCTTGCAAACACCGCATCATCTGGGCAGGTCTTCAAGATTAACCAGATTGTTGCTACCAACGTCAACGGCTCTGCTGCTGTAAACGCCACGGTCAGCATCTACACCAACGGCGCTGTTGCACAAGGTTCTGCTCCTTCAAGCGGTACGGCGTACCCAATCGCTTCGACCATCTCGGTCCCGGCAAACGCTGCGCTGATTGTGGTGGACAAGACCACTCAGGTGTATCTGCAAGAAGGCACATCAATCACCGTGACTTCTGGTACGGCAAGCGGAATTACTTATAGTATTTCCTACGAAGTAATTTCATAAAATGTCCATGCGCTACAAAGGCGGGGTCATATCGGCCACGCCACCAACTACGTCAACCAGTGCAGCCACGGGTGTCTGGACCCTTGTCCAGCAGATGCAAGCACAGGGTGCTGGAACTTGGCCCATTGTAATTGGTGGCCCAT